CTCCAAACAGGTTCCGAGCGCGACTTTTTTGTGGGAGTTAACTTAAGAATCTTTTGGTTAACCACTTACAAAAAGAAATCTGCGTAACTTTTTTGAACTTATGAAATATCCCTCTTTAGTAACAAAGAAAATTAGCGAACTTTCGCCAGCAAAATACAATCCTAGAAAAATTACTTCCGAGGCTTTGGGTAGGCTCACAAAATCTTTGAGCGAACTTGGGAATCTTCAACCGATAACTTGGAACGCCAAAACTGGGAACATCGTTGGAGGCCATCAAAGGCTAAAGTGCTATTTGGCACTTGGAAAAGATGAGGTCGATGTTTGGGCGGTGTGGTTGGATGAGACGCAAGAGAAGGCGGCCAATCTTGCCCTTAACAAGTTGAGTGGTGAATTTGATATGCCCCAACTCAAAGACATCCTAGAGGAACTAGATGCAGGGGAGATCGACATAGACATTACCGGGTTCAGCTTGGATGAGATCGGAAAGATGATGGAGGCAACCAATCCAGAAGGCGAAGAGGGTGGAGGGGGCGAGAAATGCTTGGCGTGTGGAAAGCCCTTGTGAGAAATGATAAGACAAACAGACCTAGCCTCAAAATGGAATGTCTCAAGGGCGGCCATTTCAAAGTTCGTAAAAGCAGGGATGCCACTTACAAGCGTGAGCGATGCAGAGCGTTGGAAGCTGGCGAATCAAAAGCGAGTGAGCAAGACCGAGATAAGCTCGATACCATACCAGACCTCCTCCGAGCCATCGAAGGGATTGGATGCCGAGTCATACAAATCGACAAGCTCGCTTGGCAGATTGAATCGAGCGAAGCAAGCCGAGGTAGTTGCTTACTCGTTGGTCGCTACGGCGGCCACAAACAAAAATCCAGTAGCTATGCGGTCGGCAGTTCAAGGATGGGGCGAGGCAAAAAAGCGAGTCGCAGAAGCCGAAATGGAACACGCCCGATTCGAGGAAGTAACCAGAGTGCTAGTGAGAATGGACGAGGTGCGAGAAGTGTTCGGCAAATGGCTAGGAGCAATTAGAAACCTAATGGACGCTATGCCTTCGAGCTTGGCCGCAAGAGCAAACCCCAGCGACCCAGAATGTGCCAAAAGGGCTATCCAAGAGGGCATCGATCAAATCTTTGTGACCATTCAGAAAGCAGAAGGAGCGTTCAAATGAATGAGTGCTTCATTGTTTTGCTGGTAGCAATCGCAATCCTTGGCATAGTGCTTCCATTCTTTGACCGATGAAACGCTCTCCACTTAAACGCAAAACCCCACTCAAGCGAGGCGGGAAACTACGCCGAGTATCTGCAAAGAGAAAAGGCCAGAACGAAGTCTATAAAGATGTGCGAGAGAAGTTTCTAACCAACAATCCAGTCTGCCAAGTGTGCCGATGCAAGATGGCAAGCCAAGTTCACCATAGGCGAGGAAGGTTCGGGGATAGGCTCAATGAGGTAGAGTTTTTCTTGGCGGTGTGCTTCGAGTGCCATCATCAAATCCATATGAACCCAGCTTGGGCGTATGCAAAAGATTATCTGGTTAAGAGATGAGCTTGGCTTGGAGCAAGGAAATGGAGGACGCAGTTGTTTTTTATAGGAACAATGGGATGAAGTTTGACGATATAGCCGAGAAATTAAAAATAACCACAAGTGCCATAAAACATAAATTTAGAAGAATATCGCAAAATAACAATATAGAAAAACATCACCACCCAAAAGAAAAATGGGAGCAAGTCGAGCGATATATTAAAAGAGATGAAAATTATATTTTAGAAACAAATTGCGGTTGGGGGAATCTTACAAAACTTTATCAGCAATACGGAGAGGTGCTATGTTACGATATAGACAAGAAAAGAGTTGATTATATTAAAAATATGCAGATGGAGGATGTATATGCTGAACACGGAGACAGCATAATTGAGTCGCATAGGCTTGTAGGCAATAAATGCAAGTTTGATATAATAGACCTAGACCCATACGGTATGCCGAGCAGATATTTCCCACATATATTCCTTTTAATGAATAAGGGGCATTTATTCGTGACGCTTCCAAAATTAGGAGTTCAAAAACTCAATAAAATTACCGCAAAACATTTAGACTGTTTTTGGGGAATAGGCGAAAGAAATAGAAAAGAATATGAAGATATTATTGTTAAAAAAATTTTAGATTTTGGTATGCAAAATTATAGAGATGTAGTGCTTGAGGAAATCATATCAGTTGGAAGTATATACAGAATGGCATTTAGAGTAGAAAAGAAATCATCTCTTGATCTTGTGGGTCTTGCTATAAATCGAAACCCAATTATAACAAAAGAATCTTGCGAGAGGCTTTTGTTTTAATTCAATGAACCAGATCGATGAGGCCAAGGACTTCGCTCGCCTTTTGTTTGAGCCAAGGGAACAACTCTCAATCCCAGAATGGGCAGAGAAAAACTTAACGCTTTCGGCAAGGGTTACGAACATACCCGGTGCGTATTCGACAACGCTCACGCCCTATGTCCGCGAACCCCTAGAGGCTTTTGGCGATGATTCGATTCGCAGGGTGGTGCTGGTATGGGGGGCACAAACAAGCAAGACAACAACGATTCTAGCTGGCCTAGCGTACCGAATAGCAGAGAGACCTTGCCCCGCCTTGTGGGTAATGCCTAGCGAGCATTTAGCTAGATCGTTCACAGAAACTAGGTGGTTGCCAATGATTGACGATTGCCCAGCCCTAGCGAAAGAAAAGCCAGACAACACCGACAAAATAAAAATCCTAGAGCAACACTTTAAGCGATGCTCGGTGTGGTGGGCTGGCACTAGCCCCTCGGCTCTTTCTAGTCGCTCGATCGCTTTATTGTGTATGGACGAGGTGGACAAGTTCCCAGAGCAAGCGGGGTCGGGTCGAGAGGCGAACCCAGTTCAACTTGCAGAGGCACGAGTCAGCACATACCCAAACCATCTCATCATAGCAACCAGCACACCGACAACTGCCGACTCAATCATTTGGAGTGAATGGCAGAAGGGCGATATGCGTTTTTACTTTGTTCCTTGTCCTCATTGTGGGCATAAGCAGAAGCTAGTTTGGGGACAAGTGAAGTGGGACGAGTCGGCCAAGATTGAGGATGGGGTTTATGATTTTAAGCTGGTTAAATCCTCGACTTACTACGAGTGCGAGGAGTGCAAAGAAAAGATTACAGACGGACAAAAAACCAAGATGCTTCGAGAGGGCGAGTGGAGGGCAACCAATCTAAAGGGCGAACCAGCCAGACGCTCCTATCATTTGAATGGCCTATATGCCCCTTGGGTATCCTTCGGGAGCTTGGCGGTAAAGTTTCTGCAAGATAAGCACAATGGAATCATAGGGCTACAAGACTTCGTGAACCGAGTTCTAGCCGAGCCTTGGATGGAACACGAAAGCGAGAAGATGGAAATTGTGGCTGGCGATTACAAGATGGGTGAAGTAAGAGTAAATGAGAAGCTGATTATGGCTTGCGACATCCAAGAGGCTGGGGGCTTCCACGCTTGGTGCGTTGTTCGGGCTTGGGATATTGAGGGCAGATCGAGGCTTGTGTGGGCTGGGAGGCTAGAGACTTGGGGAGACATACAAGCCAAAGCCGAAGAGTTTGGGGTGGAAAGCAAGTGCGTTTTCTGCGATTCAGGCGATCAAACCAGAGATGTTTATTATAATTGTTGTAAGAATGGCTGGATGGCGTTGGTTGGTTCAGATCGAGCCAGCTTCTCCGAAATTGTAGATGATCGAAAGCTCCAACGCCCCTACGCTCGAATCGCCAATGGAGACCCCTTTAGCGGTAAGGCGGTGCAATCGAAGGCGGGGTGGAAGTGGAAGTTCTGCCCAGTTTGGCGGTGGTCGAATCCATCTATCAAAGACATCCTCTCCAACCTATTAAAAGAACCCGGCTACATCGCTCTCGACACCCCCGATGTTTGGCGAGTTCACATCGAAGCAGAGGTGAAGGTGCGGGTGAAAAATCCTATGACTGGCAGAGAAAGACTTGTCTGGAAGCAGATAGGAAAGAATAATCATTTGCTGGATTGCGAGTGTATGGCAATCGTGGGTGCGGCCTTATATGGTCGATTGAAAGTCTCCCCCGCAAGTTTGACAGAAAGTGAGTTTGATAATGGCGAAGGGTGATTTCATTGGGCTACCCCTTGCTACCCTAACTTCTCTTCGTGATAAGTATGTTACTTGTTTAGAAGCGATTGCGGTGGCGGGTTCAAGCTATTCGATAGCTGGTCGTTCGTTTTCAAGAGCGAATCTCGGCGAGGTGAGAGATACGATTGCAGAATTGACCCTAGCCATTGAGTCAGCTAATGGTACTCGTATCCGCACAACTTACGCAAAGTTCTCGTGAAAAAAGCCCAACTCAATTTAATAGATAAAGCCGTTGCTTTTCTGAACCCGCAAGGGGCAGTTAATCGGATGATTGCACGACAAAAGCTCGTCAACTTCTCCTATGATGCAGTCAAATATACAAGGGAAAGAAAAGGGCCGAGTTCCCTTTCTGGTGCGGAAGATTATCGTTCCAATTATGACCGAGTAGAATTGATGAAAAGAGCGAGGGACTTGGCAGAGAATGTTGGTCTTGTTCGCTCCATCCTAATGAAGTTTGCCAGCCATACCGCCGCAAACATCTCCTACCAAGCCCGAACAGAGAACCCCGAAGTCAATACAGAGGTTGAGGCATACTGGGCAGAATGGTGGGATAAATGCGACTTAACCACAAGACATACTGGCTCAACCCTTATGCAAGTGGCGATGATGTCGATGTTGCGGGATGGTGATTTTCTTTTTGTTTTGGTTCGAGATAAGGATGGAAATCTAAAGATTCAAGGCATTGAGGCAGATAGATTGGGTGACCCATTCAAGGTTTATACAAGCCTAGATTTGATTGGTGGAATCCATATTGATCGAGATACTGGTGCCCCAAGTGCCTATGACATCTACAACCGAAGCATCGGGGATTTCTACACCTTCCAGACAACTATCCCCTCAAGCCAAGCCTTTCACTTGTTCGACCCACTCCGCATCGACCAGTACCGAGGAGTCTCTGC